TTAATAAATGTAATAATGCAGGTTTGCATTTCAGCACCAACCTTATACTTCAATCCAGCAAAATGTCTGCATTCGATGCTCATGTACGAATTTCCACAAATTGAACAGGTGGCATCGTCGTAATACCAACCAATTGAAAACCGATCCATCTTCCCTTCGACGTAATCAATCATTCCGCGCCGTGTTGTGAGCCGAACATCCGCCACAATCCATCCATTCTCAAGAAACGCCGATAAGATTGTTCCATCTCTTGAATCAATCTCAAATTGATTGTGGTCTCTCAAATATGGCTGACTCTCAAAAGATTTTGCCAGACTTTCCATATCCTCATTTCTAAAACGAACCGGGTTTTCATTTTTGGCATTCTGACTAAATACCTGTGCCCGAAAATCAAGGTGATCAATCTCACCACTTTCAATCTTTGGTAGCAGTTCAGCCCTGGGCGGTAAATCAAGTTTATTGACCGTTGGTAGTGAAAAAAGCACAGGTAACAGCGTTTTTTGGTTATTTTTGTCCATTTGTTCCTCCAATTGGCAAAATATTTCCGGCCATATAATGCTGATCACCAAAGTCATAAGCGCTCATATCATCTTTTTCACGCGCCTCATTTGGCGTTCTCATACCGTTCTGAATCAAAACAGCATTAGTTTCAGCGCGGGCCTTGCTATCCATTCGCAATAATGCCTCACGAATAAACTTAAAATAAGTATTTGGCTGATCTGCAACCGGCAGCCACTTGATTCTCGCAGCCTCTTCCCACGGCACTAAGAAAGCATCAAGCGTCCCTTGCAAATATTCAATGTATTTTTGCTCGTTCGAGTTGTAGGCTTCCTTTCCGCGGTTGAGCATGTGTTCTGGTAACCCAAAGAAATTACAAATTTGACGTTCTGTAGCGTCAATACTTTCAAGAAATTGAGAATCTTTCAGTTGAATATTTATTGGAGAAAATTCAGTAATCCTGTTATCAAAAACAGCTACTCGATAAGCATTTTCTGAACCGCTCATCTGCTCTTCAAAAGCCTGCCGCATCTTTTTTCGAGCTTCATCACCTTCTTTACCTTCAAGCTTTCCATCAACTTTTAGATAACCAGCAGGCATAAAGCCTTGAGAAAAGAACTTTGCTTGCGTTTTGTGCGCCGCAATTTGGCGTCCGTAGGTTTCTCGCGCAAACGTGATCACACCCCGCCCCATAAAACCGGTTGCATCGGGGTTGATCATCAAATGCATAATTTCAACCGATGGAACAAAACGAACCTGGCCATTTGAAAAGACATGCTTATACCAAAGATTACCTTTGAGATCAAAAACAGGCGCGGTTTGGTCAGAAGGCAACAATAAAAGCTGTCTTGGCCCTTTTGATGGCTGCCAAATGTAGGTATTTCCGTAGCTCAGAAGCCAATCCACCGCATTCTTTTTCAGTTGGAATGGCGTCCAGTCAAACTCATTTGGCTTAATCTGCAGCAGATAAGCCATGTTTCTGGTTACCGGATCCGGCGCTACCTGCTCAATCGAGCGACCTTCCTTACGAAACATTTGAAATGGAAGTTTTGCCACATCATTAGAAATGATATTCTTTGCCCTATGCGCAACGGCAATAGACTCTGACTTGAATAGCGTTACCCTCTCACCTGACGCTGTATGATACCCATAAGAAGGCGCATAATCTGGTCTCGGTGAAGATTCTTGATTGACTTCAACTTTCGTGTTTGAACTAAGAAGGTCTGTTATCAGCATTTTTCGACCTTACCTTTCCTACCAATAAACCAAAACCGATAAGCATCAACCCACCCATAATCCAGGTGACTATCACATTCCACCTTGACAAACCGATCAAAATACAGACACATCCCCCAACCATCAACAAATCATCAAAAAACTTGCTAAGAAATAACCGAATAAAAGATAAAAACTTTCTCATTCAACCACCTCAAAGGCTCCAAATACAGGCACCAACGGTCCAGACATTACCTTGACCCGCTGCCAGTTTGGCAACATATTCTTTGCATCTTCCACCCAGGGGGCAATATGATGATCAAGTGGGTAATGAAAATGCGGTCTATCCTCATACGGGTGAAAGTATTTCTGTTCTCCCTGGTAACAATCCATCCCGCACAAAATAACTGGATCACAACCTAACCACAGAGCAAACCAAGTCGCAAAGTTAGAACTATAAAAACCTGTCCACACATCCATATCAATTTTGATATCCGATGTTGGTTCTGGGCTTACCTTGATCCCTTTATATGTTTTGACTGCCTCATCAAGTCCAGAAAAATTATCCGGGTGGTCGTTATAGACCATGAACAAAGAATCGCAAAGGCGAAGAGCATGGTCATTCACGGCAATCAATACACAATTCTTTGGCAATTTCTGCATATCACCAGGCAAGCTCGGCCCACCGCCAAGCACCGCCGCAGGTCTACCCAAAAACTTATCTTTATAGCTACTCATCAACTTAGTCATTACATCCCCCAACTATCTGCAAGAATCTCACTTGAAATATCTTTGCTTCCATCTTTTAAAACAGGAAACCTAACCATTGCATTCATCACAGCAGCAGCAGGGTCAATCCTCTGTGTATCGTCCTTGTTCTTTTTTGAAAGCTTGATGTTTTCATTGTTGTCATGAACTTCTTTAGCATTACCAAACGCCCACTTTGTCAACGGGCTACCGTCGTGTCTGACTTTGCCTTGTGCAAAATATTCTCTAAATAACTTTGTTGGCTCACTCAAGGTTTGAGTACCTTGTCGAACCTCAATGCAAGTACGCCCCTTTTTGATCAACTGATTTGCAAGATGGCTTGCGTTATAAGGGTCGTAAGCAAACTCAAGAATATTCCATTCGTTATTTGTTTCAACGTTTTCAAGATGATCATCAAACGCATCATAATCAGTCACCTCACCTTCTGTGACTGTCAACCAACCATCATTCCCCCAGTCTCGATAGGGGATTTTGTCAGTTTTTTCATGTTTTACAATCGCAGCAGAGGGCAAAAAGCCGTGAGCACAGAAATAAATCATATCTACTTCTGGAAGATAAAAAATGAAAGCATCGGCTGTAAGATCAAGTTTTTTACCAAGATCACCACCTGCAATACAATCCATCCCTTTTGTTGCAGCAGCAAAAGCTGCTCTTCGTTCATCAGGAGTAGATCTATCAAGAGGTAAAATTGAATAAATATCCCACTTCTCAAGATAACCACTCATATAGCTGTCTTCAGAGTCATACACCCATTTGTTGAGCCGTTTGATTCTAAATGTCCGGATCTTATCGGGGTCTTTTGAATCGAACGCCATATCATGCTCTTCGCGTAATTCCTGCCAAGCATCCGGCAAGGTAGAGATCAACGGATTTGCTTTCTTCCAGTTGTTTTCATCATGCTCATCGTCATCTTTATCCATCTCACAAATACAGACAAAGTAACGTTCATTGACCACAGTACCAATCAGAATTGATTTGCAGTATTGATATTCTCTAAAGCATGGGCTTTTCTCTGCATCAACACCAGCCGTGGTAATAATTACCATCATCATGTTTGGTCGATGTGCACGTGCAGAAACAATGGAATCGTAAATAATACTTGTAGGATGAGAATGGTACTCATCAATAATGACAAACGATGGATTCAAAGCATCTTTATTTCTAGTATCCTTTGACAACGGCATGAAGGATCCGCCTCTGTCACGGTGAACAATTTTTCCTTGTTGGAGCTTCAATCGCTTTGAAATATCCGGGCTTTTTTCACCCATGACCTTGGCATTGTCATAAAGTAAACGAGCCTGTTCCTTATCAGTGGCAGCACAATAAACGCGAGGGCTTTCTTCTTTGTCACCAACCATTGCATAATTAGCCAGACCACTGCAGGTTGTGGTCTTGGCGTTCTTACGACCAAACTGCAGGTAAGCTTGTTTAAATCTTCGATACCCTGTCGTTTTATGGACCCAACCAAACATGCAGCCATAAACAAACTTTTGAAAAGGGATCAGCTTGATAGGGGTCCCGACCAGTTTCGGATCACCTTCAACATGGACACAATATCCAAAGAAGTCATAGACCCGGTTTGCTTTTTCTTCATCAAACACCCAGGGGAAGTTCTTGGATCCTTGTCGCTTCAAATCATCCAGGTGACGCTTGCAAGCCAAATACTCAGACTGGCCAACGACATATTTTTTGCCTTCGACCACATCTAACGCATATTGAGTGCAAGGGTGAACTTTTACATTATTCATCAATCAAACTTTTTCCCAAACGCATCTACTGGCTTTTTGTCTGCGATCCGTTTTGCAAGTCTCGCCCTGGCCGCAGGTGTCAGGCCAAGTTTGTCAGAGAATTGAAGTTGCAATCTTGCATAAGCCTGCATCGCTTTTACCTCATCATTTGTCTTTACTGCCTGACTACTAAGCTTTCTGTAATTTGCTACTGCATCACAATAAGTCGCCAAATTTTCGGTATCAATGTTGTCAAGAATTTCTAGCCCTTTCATTGAATTCACTACTCTTGCAAAAACTTCTTTTCCTTCAGTTGATAACCAAGACGGTGCATACAGACCCTTTTTGTCTTTGCGTTCTAAAAGTTTTTCGGCAGCTTTTCTGGCCTCGATCTCATCTTTTGTCCAGTGCTTACCGTCGCCCTTTTCCATTTGGGCGGAGC